TCGACCCCGACAACCTTCAAAGCCTCTGTGCTCCTTGCCACGACCGCATCAAGCAGCGTGAAGAGCTCGGCCAAGACGTCGTTCGGTTCGGACCGGATGGGTGGCCTTTCAGCTGACCACCCGGGGGCATCGAAAAGTCCAGAAGTGCGGCAGCGCCGGACCGGCGGGGACCCACAGCGCACGCATCCGCAATTGAAAATATGACCCCATAAGGATTTCATTCCATGGCAAAGCCGAGAAATCCCCTCGGCAAGGCCAAAGTCGAGGGGCGAGACAAGAAAGACCCACAGCGCTTCAAAAACCGCGCAGACCCAGCCGCAAACGGCCCACTTGGCGCTCCTCCCGTTTGGTTGAAGGATAGCGCTGATATCAAGGCGAAATCAGCTTGGAAGCTGTTCGCGAAGGAGCTGCCGTGGCTGAATGAATCGCACCGAACGTTGGTCGGCATGGCCGCCACAATTCAGGGTCGCATCATGGCCGGGCAGGAAGTTGGCGTGCAGGCGATGAACCTGCTTCGCCAGATGCTTGGCCAGATGGGCGCGACGCCTGCTGACGCGTCCAAGGTGGCAACGCCCGACGAGGGCGAAGAAAAGGACGATCTGCTTGACTGATATGCCTGCGCTTGAGCGTGTGAGCGCTTATGCGCAAGCTGTCATTGATGGCAGAGAAGTTGCCGGTCCTCACGTTCGCAATGCCTGCCGACGTCATTTCGATGACCTCGAAAATGGCCACGAGCGTGGTCTGTACTGGGACGACGATGCAGCCGACCGCGTGTTTCGATTCTTTGAAGGGCGGCTTAAGCTTTCGGAGGGCCAGTTCGAAGGCAAGCCTTTCAAACTGCATGCCTCGCAGGCTTTCAAGCTGGGTTCGCTGTTCGGCTGGAAGCGTTCAGATGGTTCGCGCCGCTTTCGGCGCGCCTATATCGAGGAAGGCAAGGGCAACGGTAAATCGCCATTTGCTGGCGGTGTCGGCCTGTACGGCGTGATTGCTGACAAGGAAGCCGGCGCCCAGATTTATGCTGCGGCTGCCAAGAAAGAACAGGCGGGCATACTCTTTCAGGACGCCGTGAAAATGGTGCGCGCCGCTCCTGCACTGGTCGAGCGGCTGAAGTTCAGCGGCGGCATCGGTCGAGAGTTCAACATTGCGCATCACAAATCGCAATCGTTTTTTCGCCCGATCTCGAAAGATTCAGGTAAGTCTGGCTCGGGACCGCGTCCGCACTTTGCGCTTTGCGACGAGGTGCACGAACATCCCGACCGTTCGACGATGGAAATGCTTGAGCGCGGCTTTAAGTTTCGTCGTCAGCCACTGCTGTTGATGATTACGAACTCGGGCAGTGACCGAAACAGCATTTGCTGGGAGGAGCACGAACACGCCGTCAAGGTAGCAGCAGGTACACAGACGCCGGACGAGGATTTTACCTATGTCGGCGAGGTGATCGACGACACGACGTTTTCCTATGTCTGCGCGCTGGACAAGGGCGACGATCCGCTCAAGGATGAAACCTGCTGGAAGAAGGCTAACCCGCTTCTGGGTGTTATCCTGACGCAGGAATATCTGTCCGGTGTGGTTGCTCAGGCAAAGCAAATGCCGGGCAAGCTGAACGGCATTCTTCGGCTGCACTTCTGCTGCTGGACCGATGCTGACAAGGCATGGATGCCACGCGAGACCGTCGAAAGCGTAAAGGACGATTTCGATCCTGAAGTCGAACACGCTGACAAACCCGTTTTCATGGGCGTCGACCTGTCTGGCAGCAAGGATATGACTGTGCTTGCGTGCGTTGTTCCTACTGGCTTCAAGAAAATGGAACGGGAAGACGGATCTACCGTCAATCTGCCGACGTTTGATGCGTGGGTGGAGGCTTGGACGCCGGCTGACACGCTGGAGGCGCGAGAACAGGCTGACAAGGCACCGTATGCGCTTTGGGTAAAACAGGGTTGGTTGAATGCTCCGCCCGGTAAAAGAATTCGATATGACTTCGTAGCCACGCGCGTCCAGCAACTCGATCAAGCCTTCGATATTCAAGCCATCGCCTATGACCGCTACGCCTACGACAAGTTCCGCGAGGAAGTCGAAGCGCTCGGGTTGGATATTGAACATGTCGCACATCCGCAGGGAGGCAAGGTTCGGGCTCGGCCTGAGCCTGCAAAGGTGGAGGCGTCGAAAGCTGCAAACCTGCCACCGCCGCAAGGTCTGTGGATGCCGGGTTCTGTTCTGGCTCTCGAGGACATGATTATCGATGGCCGCATTCGCATGCGGCGCAATCCCGTCCTTATGACTGCCTTGATGGGCGCGACATTCGATCATGACCCGCAAGACAACCGGTGGTTCGTCAAAACGAAGGCATCGGTGCGCATCGACGCTGCCGTCGCTCTGGCGATGGCGGTTGGTGTGGCGATGGACGGGGCGGTTACGCCGAAAGAGTCCGTCTACAAGAAACGCGGCATCCGAATGGCCGGCTAATCGGAACAAGGAATATCTATGGGAATTCTTGACCTGTTCCGGTCCAAACCGGAGGCAGCGCCTTCGGTCGCGCCGAAACGAGCGCCGCGAGCTGACTGGCAATATTTCGACGGCTTGGACGATCCAAGGTTAGCCGCCTTTCTTGGCGGAGGCGCAGAAACAGCGAGCGGCATGGCGGTGACACCCAAGGCTGCTCTGTTCAACACAACGGTTTTTCGCTGTGTCGACCTCATCTCAGGCAGTATCGGGATGCTGCCATTTTACTTGATGCGCAAGGACGGGAAGGGACGACTTCACCCAGCTGATGATCATTCTCTGTTTGATGTTCTTCTTACGCAGCCGAATAACTGGCAGACGGCGTATGAATTCCGCCGACAGCTGCAGTCGCATGCACTGACCTACGGCAATGCATACGCCCGTATTGTTCGAAGCGGTAGGCGCGTGGTTGCGTTGCAGCCTTTGCACCCGACCAATGTCACCGTCGAGCAGAAAGACGATCTGACCGTCATCTACAAGGTCGTATTGAAGGGCGGTCGATATGTCGAGCTGCCCCAGTCGGAGGTATTTCATCTCCGCGATATGACAGACGATGGCGTCGTCGGTCTTTCTCGCGTCCAGCAGGCGAAAGAAGCTATCGGCCTTGCGATGCAGACAGAGAAAGCCGCGGCTCGGCTGTTTAAGAACGGTACGATGGTCGGCGGCGCGCTTACGCACCCCGGCAAGCTTGGTGATGACGAGTTCGAAAACTTGGACACCAGCCTTAAGGATAAGTTCTCCGGTGCGGAGAACGCACATAAGTGGCTAATCCTTGAAGAGGGCATGAAGGCCGAACCGTTCTCGCAGACGGCAAGAGACAGCCAGCAGATTGAGACAAGAAATCATCAGATCGAGGAGGTTGCGCGCGCTTTCGGTGTGCCGCGGCCGCTTTTGATGATGGACGACACATCGTGGGGCAGCGGTATTGAAACCCTTGGCCAGTTTTTCGTTCGTTATGGCTTGGCGCCGTGGTTCATCGCTTGGGAGCAGGCGGTTTCCCGATGCCTTCTGACCCGCGAAGAGCGTCGATCTTATCAGGCTGATTTCGATGAGCGCGAATTGCTGCGCGGTTCGATCAAAGACCAAGCCGAATTCCTCGCCAAAGCGCTGGGTTCTGGCGGTTCCCGTCCGTGGATGTCCCAAAATGAAGCTCGCGATTATGTGGGCTTGAGTCAGAGCGACGATCCGGACGCGGACAGCCTCAAAAATCCAATGACGCAGCCAGAAACTGGCCTCACTCCTTCAGGAACACGCAATGAGCCTTAACAGAACGCCGGTTGCTGCCGTTGCGCGACCGAAGTCTTATCAGTGGGATGTGCCTCTCTCCGCTTTAGAGCGGTGGGAGAGGGCTCCACAGGCGGCAGAAGCAGACGATCCGAACACAATTTCGATCTTTGACGTGATCGGCGAGGATTATTGGAGCGGAAGCGGGTTTACGGCCAAGCGAGCCGCCGCCGCGCTTCGATCCATCGGGCAAAATCCGGTTACCGTGAACGTGAATTCGCCAGGCGGGGACATGTTCGAAGGGCTGGCGATTTACAATCTACTCGCAAGCCATCCCGGCGAAGTCACTGTCAATGTGATGGGTTATGCGGCGTCTGCGGCATCAATCATCGCTATGGCCGGTGACAGAG